GCTACCTTTAGTGTGCCACTATCATTGTAGACTGTTCCTGTTGCTAGTCCTGACGCTGATGTGGGTAAGTTAGTCAATACAATATTTAGCTCTCCTGAAGTTTCATTGAAAGCCTGATCTATTATAACATTTTGATTCTGATCTAGCACCTGTAATCTTGCAGTTTGGAAGACAGGAGGAATTTCGTTTTGTGAAAAGAATAATCTTAATACACGATTTAACTCGTCAAAGTATCTTCTCTCATATGAATCTGGTGGTATCGGTAATACAGGTACTGCCATTATCGTCTTCCGTCTGTTCTAATATCAATTCGTGGTGTGCCTAGTTGCCATTTTGTGCCTACTAAATCACTACCATCTATTCTAAGTTTTAACTGCCTACCTCTAACTCTTATATCTATTTGGTTAGTATACAACTCTTGAGGTGATAATGCACTAGCTTGTACTGATTTTCCTGTCTCGCTAGTATAACTCCCACCTGTGTAATCTCTGGGTGTAAGGGTTAAAGTAACATCTGGGTTTACAGATTCAGAGCCTGTAAATGTTAAATCAGGTATCATTCTCCAGACAAAGCTAAATTGATCGCCATCTCCAATATCAAAATCAGATGATTCAATAAATGACCCTATAGCAACAGAACCTGTACCTGATGCATCGTCAACTCCTACTTCATGGTTTAGCGCTCGTCTATTATAATCAAATGCTATCGGAGATTGTCTAAGTCCACTATCTAACCATGCACTTCTACTCAATGTTCCATAATACCAAGTATTTTCTAAGTAATTAAAGACGACATAGTTATTAATCTGTGTATCTGTGCCTGTAGGATAGAACCACCATATTTCGTTATATTCTTCGTTTGTTCCTGAGATAACTTGAAACTCTTGCACATAATTTATATTATGGTAGACAAAAGTTCTAAGGGTACTTGGTAGCGCTCTAACTTGACCATCAAAAACATAAAACTTATCTCGACCCATCCAAAACACAATATTATTTGCAACAGAAACCGCATTAGGTGACATAAGTGATATGTGGCTAGCGAGTAGAGTAAAACTAAAAACGTATGGAAGACCTACGTACTGCATTGCATAAACAGCAGTGTTAGTAAATATTAATATTTCTTGCCTTGTTTTTATAGCGCTTATAATTTGACTACCTTGCTCTAACCTAAAATCCCCTGCGCTATTTGTAGAAAGTGGTCTCCAGTCTTGATAATCTTCTGAACTTGACCATCGAACAAGCAGTGGGTCGAAAGCGCCTGTACCATTTTGATTATTAGCGCCAAAACAAATAACGTGTCTCGCTTGTTGAGAGACCATACTATAGGTGACTTGTGTTGGAATATAAGCAGTATTTGCAGTTCCCGCTGCAGTAGCAATATCAAATATAGAACGCATGCGATACGTTATCTCACTACTACTTGTGTATGGCGCTCCTGTTTTCATAACATTTGTTCCGCTTTTATCAAGATAGTAGATATCTCCTTGGTATAAATTAGTTATAACATCCTCACCATAATTATCATGCACCCAAAGACGTAGTTGCTCTGCTAAATCTGAAAAACCTGTTTGTCCCCAAGAACCCGCACTCCATGTACCAGAACTCCAACCTGAAGTATATGAGAAAACTTCTTGACCTGGGTTAATTTGATACTCTCCAACAATAGTGCTACCACCACCTGACCCTGCGCTAGTAGCTGCTGTATCTACCGTAATAGTATAAGAGTTTGCATCGACATAGGTCAGTCTATGTTCTTTATTTAATTCAGCAGCGGGTACACCATTGACATCAGAAGAATTGATAAATGTTACATACGAACCATCATCAGCGCCATGTCCAGTGTGAGATACTGTTACTGTGGTAGAACTTAATGTAGTTGTAAAAGGATCAACAGCAGGATTACCAGAACCACCATCAAAAGTTTTAGCTAATCGAATCGGTGTTCTATCAGTATATGTCTGACCTTCTAGAACATAGTATTTAATGTTTGTTCCTACACCAACAAGGTTATCACCATCCAAAGCAATCCAGTTTATAAGCGTTCTTGGAGTACCAATAACTTGTGTATTAGACACTCTAGTCCAACCACCTATTTGTTCTGGGAAACCTTTTTTAAAACGTATCTTATCACTTTTATTCCAACCCATTTCATTACTATAATTGGTAATTTCTTTATTGATACCTGGCTTAAATTGTAGTTTTTGTAGTGGCATTATGCTAACTTAAATTGTTTGACACCTTGTCTATTTATAACAAGTGCATTCCCCCTTAATGGCTTGTCACCCTCTGGTACACTAATATGCACCCACGAATCAAACTCCAATATACATTGGTCATAGCCAAATCCGTTACGTACAATGTGTTCCATTAATTCTTTTGCTGTCATACCTGGCGATCTAATATCCGCCGCACATCCTCTACGGTGTTGACTGGAGTCTTTTGAACCCACTGCATCATTGAGCTGTTTTGAGCGATACCCAGAATTTATCATAATAGGTTTGCCAAGATAGTCTCTTATTTTTTGCAGTAGTGTTGCAAGTCTCGATAAATTTAAATCAACTATTTCGTCATTAGGAGAGTTATCCCAACCACGTCTTGCTGCCATATCAGAATGGATAAGTTCCTCATAGGAAAAATTTAAGGTAAGTTTTCTCATTTTTTATCTGTCTTTATAAATTCATTTTTTTGTTTTGAACCAGAGCTACTACCAAAATAGTATGCAATTACAGTGCTAGCAGTGCCTCCAAGCCAGCCTAGAGCTACGTTTAATAATCCGATGTCTGCATTAGGTGTGGGTAAAAAGGTAACAGCACCAATATATCCAAAGAAAGCTAGCATTGTAAGGATAGCTAAAACGGTTGGTGTGTGATCGCCTAGTGCTATTTGTCTTTTTCTTGCGCTATCTCTATCGTCTGCTGATATCTTAGCTAAATCTATATCTAGCTGTTTCATTTGTACTTTAAAATCTGCATCAGCTTTCTTTAATGCTACGAGTTGTTCTGGTGTTGCTTTTTCTACTGCTTCAAATATTTCTTCATTACTGGCTTCTTCTTTACCGAGCAGAGCTTTTGCAACCACCCTACCTGCCATACCACCAATGGGGCCACCAAGTGCAGTGCCTATATTAGGAGCAACAACAGAAAGAATTGATTTAGCTTTTTTTAATATATCCATACTTATCCCATTGCTATAACTGCTTTAGTTAATTTATATATAATCCAAATAGTAACACCTATTAAGGCGCCTAACAAGCCACCCCACATCGTCCATTCGATAACTTTTTGCTTTTTATAAGCCGCTAATTCTTTAGCTTTTTCTGCTTCTCTTTTTAGACGTATGCGCTCCCTCAAAATCTCTTCATATAAGTCCGAGTTCCCGCTCCAAATTAGCTGTTCTTTGAGGTCTTTCTCAGCTTGCCTTAGCTTTCGAGCATTCATGACATTGCGCATTGCTTGAGAGTTTATGTTTTTATTTTTATTCTTATCTTTCTCTTCTTGTGCAGCTTTTTGCACATTATCACGATGCTCAAAAAAATCTTGGAGTTTGTCTCCTATTTCAGAAACATCTTGCCCAAACTTAATTGCTTGCTTGATTCCTTTAACAGCAGCGTTGGCTGCAGCAAATGCTGAAATAGGGTCTATCATTATTTTACTCCATTAAATGGCCATGCTTTAGTCGTATCCTCCTCGTCTAAATTAATCTTACGTCTACTTATAATCATTCCTTTTGGTATCTGCAATCTTGCATTGGTATGTTCTGAATCATTGTCATACGTACTTGCAATAACTATATGTTTTCTTGTCTCTGCTATTACAAACCCTAGTGTAAAACATGTGGATTGCTTTATATCCTCTTTTTTTAATTCTTCCCACGATGCATCCGCCATCGCATCATCCCATTCTATAAGATATACAGGATACTTATATTTCATCTATTTTTCCATAGTTTTTTCATATTAAAATATCCATTCCTTGCGCTTATAGTCTTGCTTTCATAATCCATATGTAACTGATTCCATTCTACTGTAGGTATGTAGTGACATCTAAATTCTACCTTTCGTTCTGTTAGTGGTATTAAATAAGCTATTATATCACCTGCGCTAATTTGAAATTGAGTCTCCCTACCGTCAACGTTTCTAGGAAACATGATATTAATATTAGATGAAGCCTGATGTTTAAAATTTACTATCCCCATAGGTATATTAAAATCATATAAGTGGTGATTCACGTAATTCCACTCAGCTCCTACCATCAAAAAATCTACATCTTGCTCACTAAAACATAACCAAGGACTATTTAATTTAACATGCCTATGATTATCTGATAATGGCGTAGCCATATTATATTCAACATCTTCGTGAGGTTCTAAGTGTGGCTCAACTGTCGTATATGTATCAGGATACTTAACTCCCAATCCAGATCGTTCATTTATAATTTGAAAATCTGTCCAGAGAGGGATACCAAAACCAACTCTAAATAAATTTATAAACCCTGCACACGACTTAAAATTACTCACTTTAAATCTTCTGTTAGACCCTGGTGAGGGGGGAGCTTTTCTAAAATTTGGCATATCCTTAAACCACTTAGGCTTTAACTTTGTTAGTGGTTGGATAGAAAACATCCCAACAGTTGATTTTCTAAAAGTATAGCAATCTACTATAACTTTACTCTTCCTCCAAAACATTAGTCCCCCTTTAAGTTTTTATGCAATATAATATTGTAGCGTTAAATGGAACGGTTTCACCATCGGCTGATACAGATGGCCCAAAACCACTAGCTCCAGTCGCTCTAGCTTGTTGAGGATCACCGATCCAAAGTCTTCTTTCCGTTACACCACCGATTGTCTGCTTTCGTGGATCACCAGTAAGTGTGACTAGAGATGAAGGATCAGGGTAATTTGCACTGGGGTTTATTAAAGCATACTGATCTTCTCCAATTGGAGCGCCACCGAATGTACCTTCTGTTCTAAATTTATGTGCGTGTTTTATTATTTTATCTCTACTTTTATCTCCAACTGAACCACCATCATAATCATTGGTATACGTTTGTGTACCTGCACCTCTTAGAAACGCTCCTTGTAAATTTGGTACATTAAAAGAACTACCATCAACACTTCCCCAAGTGGAACCTATTGCGCTAAATAAATCTGCGTAGGTAGTTCTACTAATAGATGCCCCATCACAAGCTAAATAGCCAGTAGGTGCAGACGTACCACCAAAAGTAATAATAGTTCCAGCAGGTGTTAGTGAATTTGCAGTTGCAGTAGTAAGGTTAGATGATGTTAATTGGGCTAGGGAAAAAGAAGTACCATTAGTAGTTAATACTTGGTTATTAGAACCCGCACCTGTTAAACCTGTACCACCATTAGCGATAGCTACAGAACCTGATAAGTCAGAAGCTGGTATATCATTTATAGCTTTATAAGCATTAGAAGCATCACAATAGATAAGCATTTTAGAACCATT